TTAATCTTTGTTTCCATTCTTGTCCTGTTTTTTTGGTTCGTACCAACTGTCCCGGTAATTTTCTCCCACGAGCGAGAAAATTCCGCTCATGCCGCTTTCAGCGGCGAAATTTTTGGCTTCCCATATACCGGAAAACTCTCCCAGCAGCCGGTAGCCGATGAATAATTTGTACTTGCGCATGATTTTATCGTTTTTCCAGGTTGATAATCGGTGTGTTCTTTTGCAGCCATTCCTTCACGCTGTCCATGTTGTATTCGGATGTGATAACCGCCGTTCGGTCGTCGATTTCGGTGAAGCGCGTAGTTTCATACCCGTCGATCCACTGCTTCAGCGTGGCAACGCCCCACACCTGCGGGTCGTCGAACATGGTGTTGAGCCGCCCGATACCCTCGCCGAAGGTTACGAGCAGCGTTTCATAGGAGATTTCCTTGTTTACTTCATTCGTTTTCATATTCTCGCTTTTTACGGGCGGCTTTTGCCGCCCCGAAATTTTTTAATCAGACAAGTTCCACTCTAACCCTGCTCATGTTCGCCCAGAACACGCCGTTGCAGTAGTAGGCGTAGCCGTTATGCCAGTTGCTCCTGCGGCGTATCACGTCCTGCTCGGGTGGTCGTATCTCGATACTCGTGGTGTAGATGTTGTGTCCCACGGTAATGACGAGGTTGCACCTTCGCCATATCTCGGAATGGGTTTTGAACCCGTTTTTCCCCTCGACGAGCGCAAGGGCCGTCTTGACTGCTTCCCGAACTTCCCAATCCCACTCCCCGAAGGGTTTGAGCGGGCGTGCCATGTAGCTTTTATAGATGATTTTCATTGTTATATTTTTTTTTGTAGGGCGGCTTTCGCCGCCCCGATTTTATAATTCGACAATCCTTTCCACTCTGCCGTACAACATGGAGCGTATGCTCGTCTTGTCCACGCCCTTGTATTCCGTGTAATGCCCGTACTGCTTTACCACGAATGTTTTCAGTACATCGACAAAGTTGAAACGATACCCTAAAAGCGGAATGGAGTCCTTGAAATAGGTGTTATGGTTTACCTCACGGGTAATCCAGTCTTTCTCCTCACGGGTGAGCGTTCCCCCGTCATTGAGCCGTTTGCGTAATATGTACGCTTTTGAGCCTGCAAGGCTTTCGAGTGCGGGAACGTCCCACGACACGAATTTATATGCTATTTGGTTCATTCTATTTTGTTTTTGCGGGCGGCTTTCGCCGCCCCGATTTTTATGCTGTCATTCGTTTCCGTATAAGGGACATGTTCCCCTTCATCAGTTTCAGTATTTGCCCGTGGTATGGGGTATTCTTGTTACACACGCCACGGCTCTGCACGACCTCCATGCGTTTTAGGGACACCTCTATCGTTTCGATACGTTTGCCGTCGATTGTGGCCGAGAGTATGAGCGAGTCGGCTTTCAGATAGTATTCGTTGGTAAACACGCAATGGTGCATGGCCTCGCCCTCCTGCCGTATGGCTTCAACGCTGTCCAATACCTTGATGCAGATTTCCCCGTCGGAAAACTCCACTCCGAAAAACCGCCCTTTGGCTTCGACAAACGAGGCTTCCTGTTCCAACGCCTTGCGCCGTTCCTCCTGCCGCCGTTCCATTTGCATGTGCCGCCGTTTTTTTGCCATGTAGAGGTCATGCGCTGCGGGCAGGTCTGCGGGACACACGAAATGGGCGTTATGCAGGTCTTTCCCGAAAAATCGCAGCAGGTCGATGTAGTCGCACCATTCCGTCGGTTTCCCGATAGCGTACCCGTTACGGATGGCGATACGGATGGCCGGCCAATAGTCTGCGATATTGCGGGAGGAACGGGCGAAAAATCGCACGAGTGCCGTTTGTCCCGCTTTAAGCAGCGTTTCGGCCTTGTTCTCCGAGAGCAGCAGGTGGATAAGGTCGAAAGGGGTTACATCGGGGAGTTGTTTACCGTAGCCGCTTCGGCGCAGTTCGGGGATAAGCCGTTGTCGGGGATAGATGCGTGTGGGCGTGATGTTGTATTTCCCGTCGTTCTCCGCCCGCAGTTCCAATGCGCTCGACCAACTCCACCCGTGAACGAAGAAGCCCATCGGGCGCAGCCGTGCGAAGGTTGCGGAGCGTCCGTCGGGGGCAATCCACCGCTGTACGGCTTCGATATGGGTGTAAACGGGCGTCTGTCCCACTTTCGCCCAACACTCGATATAGACGAAGCGCAGGACTTGAAAACCCTTGCAGCGGGTTACGATGCACAAATACTCGTAATCGTTGAACTTGCGGCGCAGGGTGGTTTCCACTTTCAGCGGGGTGTGGCAGTGCGGACACTCGCACCCTAACAGATTGTCCGTGAGTTCTCCGTTTTCGCTCTGCCACGTGTGGCCGCACTCGGTGCAGGTGATAAGTCCTTTCGGCGTGCGGCGTCCGATATGCTCGATGCAGTTCTTGTACCCCCATTCGATTTGTGCGGGGGTAAGCGGCGGCAGGTGTTTACTTGCCGCCACAACGCTCTGTTGGAATTTTGTTCTCGGTTTCATAACTAAAATAGACTGGGCATTAGTTTGTTATCTTCGATTTTCTTGGGTTTGGACTTGGCTTTCGCCAACTTGGCGTAGGCTTCGCTCTCGGCCTTCCGTATGGCGTTCCGCCGTGCCTCGGCTTTTTCCTCCTCGGTCAGTTCAACGGTGTGATTGACCACTACCTTGCAACTGACGGGTTTGCCGATGTCGATGTCCTCCTCGTCGTAATAGTGGAGTGCCATAGAGTATATTTCCTCGTCGGCAAACCCGTTGCAACCGCTCTGCCGTACTTGGTTGATGATGAAAGTGCAGCAATCGTCAATGTTCTTTTTCGGGTTGGCGTATCGGGGTGCGAAAAGTTCGTCCTCCCGTGCCCGTGCGTCGAGATAGTTCTGTATCGTCAGTTTAAAATAATCTGTTCCTTGTGCCATGATTTTTTGGTATTGTGGGGCGGCGAGCCGCCCCGTGTTCAACATTTATTCGTCCTTTCCGAGAAGCCGCCGCACCTCGTCCTCTTTGGTCTTTTGGAAAATCCATCCCGCTCTCTTCTGCCCGTCATGCGTCAGCCGTGCGTTGAAGCGTCCCCCGAGTGCGTGAAGGGCGTCCTTGACGGGCTTGGTGTCCCCGAATACGGCTATCGCCTTCTCGGAATAGTCCACGATGATAAACCCGCCTTGCACGCTCGTTTCAGTGCGTTCCGCCCGTTTTTCGTCTTTCGGCTCGGGCAGACATATATTCTCCTCGTTTCCTGCGATATATGCCAGCCTGTCGATGTACCCTTCACGTGTGTAGTGGGTCAGTTTGCAGACACTCCACCCGTATTTCGGACTTTTGCCGAGCGTGAAAACGGGATAGCGGTGTTCGTTCTTGGGGTCGTATTCGGAGAGGTGCGCCGTTTGCGGGAAATTGGCCGCCGCCTTTCTCAACTCCCCGAAGCCGTTGCGGGAGGTGGCCGAAAAGCCGAGAATGACGGTACGCACGCTTCGGGTGGTCGAACACTCGTAAGAGGGGTCAGTGTATTCCGTTTCGTTGAGTTCGGCGATGATTACGCCCTGCACCCCTTCGGGCATGATGCGGCGTAACCTCTGCGCTCCTATTTCCGCTATGCGGTCATGCTCGGCTTTCTCTTTGGCGGCGGCGATGGCCTGCGCCGTGGCTTGCTCTTCCGCCTGCCCCACGAGCAAAGCCACCTCGAAAGCGTCCATGAACTCGGGGTTCACGTCGTCGTAGTACCTGCCGATACCGAATGTTTGCGAGAGGGGTCGCAGAATGTCCGTTTGGCTGATTTCCTTTGTTTCGGTATCGACCATGTGGTACACGTAGCCACGGGCGGTGTGTTCCACCTTGTAAACGACGTAACGCTTTCTGCTCGCACCCGCACCGATACCGATGATTACCTGGTTTTCCTTGACTACCTGCACCCGTGTGTCCGTGGTAGTCGCTCCGAATAATGAAATGTACTTTGTCATACCTGTAAAAATTTAGAAGATGTGAGTGAATAGGAAATAGAAAAAGCCGGTTAGAGCCACGAGAGAAACAAGGCAGGAGAAAATGCCCCGCAGGATGTCATAACAGAACGTGAAGCCCAAAACGACCCAAATAAAGTCGATACCCCACACGTGGAAGCCCAAAGCCACCGCCCCGACCTTTACCGCCAACCCGACCTTTGCCTTTATGCCAAGTGGAAGGTTGGAGGATTTCTGTTTCCATTTATTTTTCTCTTCGTTTCTCATAACCTTTGACTTTTTTTTTATGCCGTAGCGGAGCCGGTATGGATGGAATCTGTTTCGGTAGCATCAAAAGGTGTCGGGGATAGCTGCTGCAAGATTTTGTCGGAAAATACGCTCGCCCGCAGGGAAAGAGGAAGATTTTGCGGCAAACCGCCCCGCGGCCCGATCTTGCAGCAGCGTGAGCCCCGTAACTACCTTTGCTACTGACAACAGATTTCCATACCGCGCTCCGCGGCATGAAAAAAAGAGAGGAAAAGGTTATGGGAGAGAAACGGGGAGAAAACGATATGCCGTGAACGCTCGCGAAAGTCGGTTCACGGCTCACCCTGCATGGAATGATAAATCGCCCGCGAACATTTCCTTTCACGGGCGATTGGCGTATCGGATCGTGCCGATCCCGTATCGGCGGAGGATCGTTTCCGCCGGACGTGGCGCCACTCGCTGCCACTTTTAAGACGGATACGTCCATATACCACTGGCTGATAACAAGATACTGTCCATTTGTGTACTTTTGGGCATCCGGGAAACAAAAAATGAAACAGAACATGGAAATAATAAGTATGGACGTGAAGGCTTTCGACGCGCTGGCAGGGCACGTGGAAGCCATTGAAAGAAAAGCCGAGGCGTTATGCCGCAGGCAGGAGGACGTGAGTTTGAAAAAATGGCTGGACAACCAGGATGTCTGTGACGTGCTGGGGATATCGAAACGTACCCTGCAAACCTACCGGGAGAAAGGGTTGCTGCCTTTCAGCCGCATCCGTCACAAAATCTTCTACAAACCGGAAGATGTCGGGAAACTGCTGCAATCGTCGCACTATCCTAATACCGCCGCGTTATGAGCCATTATTTCATCGACAAGCACGATCCGCGTGTGGCGGATCTCTTCCGGCGTTTGGAAAAGGCCGGCAAGGCACTGGATAAACTGGAATCCTCCGGAGGCCGGACACTCAAGGGAGAGCGGTTCGTCACCGACGAGGAATTGTCCCGGCTGCTGAAAATCAGCAGGCGTACATTGCAGGAATACCGCACGGCGCGGATCATTCCCTATTATTTGATTCAGGGCAAGGTACTATACATGGAATCCGAGATACAGAAATTTCTGGAAGATTCCCGGAAGAAATGTATCGGGGGACAGGAATGGGTATAAAAGAAGAACGGCCATCACGGCCGTTCTTCTTTTTCAGTTCAATATCGTGTTCATGCCGGGGAGCTGCCAGACGACGGCGGTCGTCGTGGCCCTTCGGACAAGCCACCGTCGGAAGGCTTCGGCATTCCCGGATTTTAAGCGGAAAGCCAGCGCGGCGATCATTTCGAGCGAATACAGCTCGACAATACCGCCGTCACGGTTGCGCTCCCGGCGGTAAACCCGCTCCTCACGGAGTATGCCGCTTTTGAGTATGGAGCGGATGTTGCTCCCCACGGCAGGAACGAAGACTCCGAACAGGTCGGCAATCTGGTGGCGCGTGAGCCATACACGGTTCTCCGGCGTGTGGATTTCCACCCGCCCGTTTTCAATGCTGATAGGTTCTCTTGTCGTCATAGTCATACAAATTTATCAATTTTTGTTATACTGTTCAACCGTTTACCGTTATAATATCTGCCGTTTCCGGTTCGTCCTCCTCGTAGAGATTTATTTTCCGGCCTTTGGTCTGTTCTTTCAGACGTTTCATGTCCTCGTCCACCTTGCGGTCGGTCACTTTGGCGTAAATCTGCGTGGTGGAAATGCTCTTGTGTCCCATCATGCGGCTGACAGTTTCGATAGGCACTCCCAACGAGAGCGTGATATGTGTCCCGAAATTGTGCCTCGCCTTGTGAAAGGTCATGTCGAAGCCGTATGTCCGTCCCAGTTCTCTGGTGAGCTTGATGAGATACCCCCGGCAATAGAGGTTGAAAATCCTGTCGCTTTTACGCTCGTGGCGGTATTTCTCGATGATCTGCAACGGCACGTTCAGCAGGCGGATGGCCGAGGGCGTTTCGGTCTTCTGGCGCCGGATGTGTATCCAGTACGTTCCGTCGTCCGACTGCGTGATGTCTTTTTCGGACAAGCGTTTCAGGTCGGCGTAGGACAACCCCGTGAAGGTAGCGAAGAGAAACCAGTCCCGCACCCGCTGGAGGTTGGGTTTATCGACGGGAGTTTCCATCAGCTTTTTGAGGTCTTCGAGTTTCAAATGGCGGCTCTTGCGCCGGGGCAGTTCCGGGTGCAGCTTCCCGTAAGGGTCGCGCCGGAGTGTGCCCTGACTGACAGCCCGCTTGGTCATTTTCTTCAACCGGTAAAGATGCTCGTGTACTGTCTTGGGTTTCATTTCACGATCTGTACGCAGGAATATTTCAAAATCATCGTAGAACTCCCGGTCAAGGCTCCGCAACGCTACATCCTCCTTTTCCTTCCTTTTTTTCACGAAGGAGGCTAAAATATTATAGGAGTTCTCGTAACTTTCATAAGTTTCTTCCTTGCGATCCACGCCGACACGCTTGCGGAACTCCTCGTTATGCTCGCGGAACAAGGCAAGGAGGGTGAACGGTTTCTGCCCGATTCCTTCCACGGCGTTTTTGACCAGCTCGGCCGTCACGAAACCGAGGCTTTTACGAATATGACGGTAATGTCCGGTGATTTTTTCGGTCAGTTTCTCTATTGCCTGGTTTACCGTTCGGGCGTTCTCGCTTCGTCCGTTCGCCCTTTTGGTTTCCGGATTCCAAAGCGATGGATCGACAAACGCGTTGATATTGATCGGGGCCGACTTGGCGTCGATGCTTACCTTGCATAACAATTTACATGTTCCGTCCTTGCGGACTTTCGTGCGGTTGATGTAGAACAGCAGGGAGAACGTGCTGCGGCGTTTTATCTCTTTATTATTCGTTTCCATAATCGTTGTGAATTTGATTGTCAATGATAGATTAAATAGCTACGGAGAAGCGGCCGGCAATCTTTTCCTCTAAAGACCGGGTATCCATGTCGATCTTGTCATCGGTCACTTTGGCGTAAATCTGCGTCGTGGAAATGCGGCTATGCCCCAGCATTTTACTGACGGTTTCAAGCGGGACACCATGCGAAAGCGTGATCTCGGTGGCGTAGGTATGGCGTCCGCAGTGAAAGACGAGCTTCCGTTCAATTCCGCAAATGGCGGCAATACGTTTCAGTGTCCGGTTGAGTTCGTTGTTACTGTACATCGGCAGCAGTTTTCCTTCCGGGGCCATATCCCGGTACTTGTCGAGGATGAGCAACGGTATGTCGAGCAACGGCACTTCATAGTCGATTTTCGTCTTCTTGCGGGCGGTCTTGATCCATACCTCACCGTCCTCGGCCACTTCCAGATCCTCCGTCGTCAGGCGGCACATGTCCCCGTAAGGGATACCCGTGTAGCAGGAGAAGAGGAACAGGTCGCGGATATGGTAGAGTTTCGGGTCGTGCAGGGGTGTGGTCATCAGCCGTTGTAACTCTGCGGCGGTAAGGTATTTCTGTTCCCGCTCGGGATGTTCGGCTTCATAACCCGCGAACGGGTCGGCAGTGATAATCCCTTCCGCGATGGCTTCCCCGACAATCGTGTTCAACCGTGTGACAAGCAACACGATAGTTCCCAGGGCAAAGCGGCGCTCCGTGCGTAGGTAGAGGTCATAGTTGTCGATGAATGAACGGTTCAGGGCCGTGAAAGGAACATCCGACAACTTGTATTTCTCCTGGATGAAAGCAGCCACACAGTTACAAGCATAGCGGTAAGATTGTGCTGTTCCCTTTTCCCGGTTCACGCCGACACGTTTTTCGAAATGTTCGATGAACGTCCGGAAATAACCCAACAGGGTTTCCTGCCCGAAAGCCGTCCCCAACAACAGATTCCTTATTTCTTCAGCCGTTACATTCTCACGGGTGGCTGACAGTTCGTCATAAATGGAAATGGCTGAAGCTCGCAAATCGTCCAGTTGCCGGTTGATTTCCCGCGCGGCGTTACTTTTACCCGTGGCACGTCCGGATGCCCACAGTGCAGCGGGTACGGACATTTTCGCACTAAAAGCCGCTTCTGAAAATTTGCCGACGGCAAGTTTCGCCATGACCGGGCAATGTCCCTCGTCATTCATTTCGCTCTTTTTGAGGTAGAACGTAACCGTTACATCCGTCTGTTTCATAACTCTATTTTTTATGTTGCAAAATTACTTGATATAGAGTTATTTACAGTTATGAAAATTATAGCGGAACAAAGAATAAAACCCCGGATGCCGGTAACATAACCTGTATTTCCATGAAAAACGGAAAAAAACGGTTATCTTTACGGGCAAAATATAGGGTTCTTTGCATGGTGAACGGTAAAACCGCAGGTGGTCAAGCGTTATTTTGCCGGATTATCCGGGGCTAAAAAAGGCAACGGATAAGTAGCAAATCTTTCTCTTAACCTTTCATTATCCTGCATTTTAGCGATTTGGAAAGGTATAGAAGAATTTGGCTTAACTCTCCTCAATACCAAACACTTACTTTATTTATCCAAATTTTGCCGTTTTTTTGCGAGTTCTTCGTATATTTGCAATTAGAAAAACTTCCATATAGCAACTATATAGAAGTTTTTAGTATTACAAATATCTAAAAGTAAAGTCATGGCTAAAGAGACTAAGGTTATACATGTTCATCTCATTTTCAAAAAAACAAGCCGTTTTTTTGGTTCTATATCAGCAATCTATTCTGAATTTACTGCTGAAGAAATAGGTATTACGGAAGAAACCCTACGTCACAAAGGGTTGTCCGATGGTGTTTCCTTCGCTACTAAAAAAGCGATCATACAACAAGGAGTGCTTATTCGAAGCGCACGAAAATAGCATTTTAAGCCGCTGTAATGTATTTCTATATCTAAATTAATAAAGGCTATACACCCATCTAAATGGAGCGTATAGCCTTTGTTTTAAGCCTAAAAACAGAAGCAACATACAGTCTTTCCTTCGCCTTTTCAATCTGTCTCTCATTGTTTCCCCTATTTACAGCACAGTCCACCGGAATGAATATAGAAGCAACGGAAGCAAAATAGAAGGAACGGAACTTTTTGTTTTCTTCCCAAATATATTGCGTGACATTCGTCAATCACCGATGTACAGGCGGTTTCACGTACTTCACCTTACATTTCATTCATGCCACATTTTGTATTGAGCCCCGTACTTTCAAACATTCTGCTGCGTGCGAGCATACAAGCGCCAACGATGCCGGCTTTGTCTTTCAGCTTAGATGTGATGATGGCTGAATCTTTATTAACCAGATTTAGAGAGTACTTGCGTACGGCTGTTTTTATGGGCTGGGTGATATAATCACCGGTTAAAGATAAAGTTCCACCTATAATGACCAGTTCCGGGTTGAAGATATTGATTAGCCCGGCAATCTGTTTGCCTAGTTTCTGTCCGATTTCTTCTACAATTTCAATGCAAAGCAGGTCTTCTTTATTCACAGCGGCAATGATTTCATCAAGAGTGATCGGGTTTTCCTCTGTGGCGATTCGTGTAGATAGAATGGAACTTTCCCCACTTTGAATACGCTCTAATAAGATACGATGAAGTGCCGATCCGGAAGCTTCCGTCTCCAAGCAACCTTTTTTTCCGCAATGGCAGATTATCTCATTATCATAAGCACTCATGTGTCCAAATTCACCGGAGAATCCGGATTTCCCGGTATAAATCTTACCATCAATAATAATTCCGATACCTACTCCCCAGCTTACATTCACAAAAATGATATCTTTTTCTCCTTTTACGCAGCCTTGCATATATTCGCCATAAGTCATGGCACGCGTGTCATTATCAATGGTTACTTTATATCCCAATTTTTCGGATAATACATCCGCCAACGGCCTTTCCTCAAAATTGAATTGACTGAAGCTATACCCTGATTCAGGATTTACACGTCCCGACACATTTACATTAATATTTAAGATCTTCTCTTTATTAATAGTGAGCTTCTTTATAAAATTGAGAATATGCTTGCATAACTCATTCATCCCTTCGATTGAGTTCTCAAACTTATAAGGTATATTCATTTTCAATTCTACCATATCGCCTTTGAAATTTATCAGTCCGATGTTGACGGCGAATCTTTTGATGTCTACACCCAAAAAGTAACCGGATTCCGGATTAAGCCCATAGAGGTTGGGATGGCGTCCGCCACTAGTCTCCAATTTGCCATAATCATTAATATATCCGTCATCACACATTTCACCGATAAATTTGGTGACAGTTGGTACACTTAAATCCAGCTCTTTTGAAAGATCGGGAATTGTAGAACTTCCATTATATATATAATGTGTAATAATCCTCTTTTTGACGAGAGCGCTTTTAGAGCCCTTTTCTATTTCTTTCAAGAATTGTTGGTTCATAACTATGCATATTTGGTAATTCACACAAAGATAATTAATTTTTTTATTAATACGTGGTTTTGAAGCCTTGAAAATTAGAATATCTTGAATGTTATATTTCCTATATACTATGTAATGGATTTATATATAGGATAATGTAGCTATGGATGATTGTGGATATAATAAATGAAAGAAGATGATTTGTGAGGTAATTCCTCCTTCTATTAATTAATAATGCGAGAAATAATGATTTTATTAATAAAATATTTTATTATCTATTGTTTGTTTAATAAATATAGTTATATTTGTGCCGTGATATTATTAATAAAACTCTATATCCTTAAATGAATTTAGTATGAGAAACTATTTTTTAGGTCTGTGTTTATTATTTGCTTTGTGTTTTACAGCATGCTCTCATTCAGATGATTCTGTTGATGTGCTAATTATTGGTGGAGGTGCCAGTGGAGTGACTGCTGGTATTCAGTCTGCTCGAATGGGGGCTGCAACATTGATAGTAGAAGAAACTGAATGGCTGGGTGGAATGCTTACATCTGCAGGCGTAAGTGCTGTTGACGGAAACTATGATTTGCCAGCAGGCTTGTTTGGTGAGTTTCGCGAACATTTGGCAGATTATTATGGCGGACTTGATTCTCTAAAAACCGGTTGGGTGAGTGCAGTGTTGTTTGAACCTTCAGTCGGAAATAAAATTTTCCATGAAATGGTTGATGTAGAGAAAAATCTAAAAGTATGGCATAATGCTACCTTGGTAAAGCTGGAAAGAGAGAAAGATGTTTGGATTGCTCAAATTCAGATGAAAGATAATACAATCAAAAAAATACATGCTAAAATATTGATTGATGGTACTGAATTGGGGGATATAGCAAAAATGTGCGGGGTGAAATATGATGTCGGTATGGAAAGCCGTCATGATACTAAAGAAGATATCGCTCCGGAAGAGAAAAATAATATAGTTCAGGATATTACATACGTAGCAATCTTGAAAGATTATGGTAAAGATGTGACTATTCCTTGTCCTGAAGGATATAATAAGGATGAATTTGCTTGTGCTTGTGCCAGTCATGTTTGTATCACGCCTAAAGAACCGGATCGTGTATGGTCTAAAGACATGATGATAACTTATGGAAAACTTCCTAATAATAAATACATGATTAATTGGCCGATAGAAGGCAATGATTATTATGTAAACTTGATTGAAATGACCCGTGAGGAACGTGAAGAAGCCTTGAAATATGCAAAACATTATACGATGTGTTTCGTTTATTTTCTGCAACATGAATTAGGTTTTAATACATTGGGCTTAGCTGATGATGAATATCCTACAGCCGACAAATTGCCATTTATTCCTTACCATAGAGAGTCTAGGAGAATCCATGGGCTAGTACGTTTTGATTTAAATCATGCTTGTGAACCGTTCAGGCAGTCTCAACCTCTTTATCGTACTTGTATTGCCGTGGGGAATTATCCTGTGGACCATCATCATACGCGTTATCATGGATATGAAGAGTTGCCTAATCTTTATTTTCATCCGATACCGTCATACGGTTTACCTTTAGGAACTTTGATTCCGAAAGATGTTGAAGGATTGATTGTTGCTGAAAAATCAATATCTGTTTCTAATATAATTAATGGTACCACTCGTTTGCAGCCGATGGTTATGCAGATCGGGCAGGCAGCGGGAGCATTAGCAGCTCTTGCGGTGAAAGAAGATAAAAATATAAGAGAAGTATCTGTTCGGGAAGTACAAAATGCGATTTTGGATGGAAAAGGATATTTATTGCCTTATTTAGATGTTGAGTTAGATCACCCAATGTTTAAGTCACTACAACGTATCGGCTCTACAGGTATATTAAAAGGTATAGGTAAAAGTGTTGACTGGTCAAATCAAATGTGGTTCAGAGCGGATACATTATTATTGGCAAATGAGTTGAAAGGATTGGGTGATGTTTATCCTTTTGTCAATAAGCAAATATTCGAAGGTAATAATACCATATCAATTCAGAAAGCTACAGAGTTAATAAGAGGAATTGCCGAAAAAGAAGGTTTTGAGATGAAAGAGGGTAGGGTAGAAGAGATATGGAATGAATTTGAATTGAAGGACTTTGATATGAATCGAGGCATCCTACGAAGTGAAATGGCTATTTTGATTGATCAGATATTAGATCCTTTCAATAATAAAAAAGTAGATATTACAGGACAGTATATTCAATAGGTAATAATAATATAAGTGTTAACTGCTGTTTTAATTAAACTAATATGAAAACATTAGATCGAAGAGACTTTCTAAAAAAAGCCACATTGGCTAGCGCGTCAGCCTTGTATGGGGCACAGAACGAAACGTATATTGAATGGTGAGTAGGAAAACTGCTAAAGCCTTTGATAAACAAATAGTTGAGTGAGATATGAATGGTTGTCTGTGCAAAACGAAACGTTTACATAGGTTTAATTTAGGCTTACATTCAGATCTTTTTCGTTGGCACAGATTTGCCGGTTGGCTTAATTCGCTTTGCGTTTGGTTTACATGGTTGTGAAAGTATATTGATAGGTGGCAGCTGCGGCTGCTTTTTTTGTACCTGATGATTTGATATAATATTGCTTAATTTATTCCATATAATAGATATTTGGTATATTTGTAGCAAAATATTATAAACTATGGCAAAGGTAATACATGTGCATTTGACGCACGGAATAGAAGGAACAAAGCGGAAAGATTGGTATTTCAGCAGCATTTCGGCGGTTTATACCGTTTTTACAGCTGAGCAGGTGGGTGCAACGAAGAATTATTTGCTGCATGCAGGATTATCTGGGAACGGTACTATATGCACCAAAAAGGCTATAATAAAGCAATCTACGCTCATTTCTTGCGGGCGTAGTGGAAATGTGTCAGACGAATAATAAGCGGCCAAAAACGCAATAAAAGCGGCTTTAGAATGATACAGTGTGTGGAGGTGGTTATACCTCCCCTTTTTGTGCTTTAAATCGGTCTTTTTTGATGCTGGACATTCAGGTGGGCATTCAAAGTGGACATTCACTTTTATAGAACTGGACATTCAAAATAGGGTTTTGGCGGTGTGCGATACAGACGTACTAAAATACTATAATTTTAAAAATACCCCTTGTTTTTTATTTGATAGCCCCCCCCTAAAAACCTATCATTTTTCACGCTTTAGTTCTTAAATGCCCAAATATCAGTGTTTTTATACCCATATATGAAGGTAGGGGAGGGGGATTGCTTGGGAGGGGGACATCATGGGGGATGATAGGGGGTACGCTTCGTTTTCCATCACCGGTGTATGGTAACAGTAAATCCGCCTATCCGACATTTGCAGTACCGGAAATGGACGCATCCGATACATGTTTTTCCTTTTCGCGTTCAAGTTGGTTAATCCGTTCTTTTAACTGCCCTATTTCTTCAGCTTGTTTTGCTATTTTGTTTATAAACTGAGAAAAATCTGTGTTTGCTGGTTGTGGTTCTTCATCAGGTGTAGGTGTTTCGTGATTAATATTTTCGTAATAAGCAGGGTCTGAGCTAAAACGCATAGGTTTTCTTATTTCGAACATGTCCATTAGCATCTCCCCTTTACCGAGCAAGAGCCATTCTGCAGATATATTCGCATTTGCGCATACTTTTTCAAGGACATCAAATGAGGGCTTCCCTTTTCGTGTCCCGACTACATTCTCAACCACTGTAGGACTAATGCCTACATGCAATGCAAATGCTCGTTTGTTACCTCCAAACAGTACTCGTATAATTGTCTCAAAGCGTTCATTAACCGTCATAATCAATAAAAATATTATCAAATGCGAATATTTCTCCTTGAAACACTTTGTATATTCGCAAATGCGTATTATATTTGCAACGTGTTCAAAAAAGAACACCGCGACAAATATACGAAAAAGGCGTGTGATTAGCGAATTTTAAATATAAGATTATGAAAGAGACATTATTGATGAAAGTAAATCCCAAGACGCTGGATAACCTGATGAACGAATTAACCAGTGCCATTATTCAGATGAAAGATGTAGAACCAGTGCAGAATACAAGATTTAAAGATGAGGTCTATACAATGTGTGTATGTTTTCAAGCAGAGCTGCTGCAGACCATTCGGAACGTGGAATTAAAGAATCAATCAAGTAAAGATACTCAGGATAACCCAGCGTGACGACCCGGAAGGCGTTAAGAGACGGGTGACGGTGTGGAAAGACACACGGGAGTGCATGGTTCTTGCGCCGGGGTTCGATTCCCCGGACTCCCTCCAATATTAATCATTAAAATAAGTGAGATATGAACAAGAGGTACATTCACATTACGAAAGCTGACCGCGACTTTATTGCAAAGGCGCTCAACGTGACAGAGAAGACTGTTTATAACGCTATCCGTTTTGATGACCGTCGTGGCAACTCCGAACTTTCTGCAAAGATCCGTAAGTTGGCGATGGACCGTGGCGGTATTGTGATGGTTGTTGCTCCGGAAATAGAAACGTTTCATGATTATGACAAAGTGATGCGTCAGTATTGTCCGAACGGTGCTTTGATTGAACTTGACCGCAAAGATGGTAGCGGGCAAGTAATATTCAAGGGAGAGACGGTTAAGACTTACGAGCATGTGACGGTTGTCGATATTAACCAAATTCAAGCGTTTGCATCTGCATTAAGATAGGAGGTGGCTATGTTGGTGTATTACGGTAACATACAGTGTATTTCTGCACGCGAGCTCATAGATAAAGGCTATATCACCAAGTCCTGTTATGACAATTGGGTGAACCGTGGCCGTATCAAGGTGGTGCGCCGTGGTGGAGGTGCTGCTGGAAATTGCGCGTTGGTCGCCCTCAATAGTCTGCCTACCGAGTGCCTGGAGCGGGTAAAGGAAGACAACCCCGGAGGAACAGAGCAGGCACTTCGCCACTGGATACTATCAAACTATGTGCTGGATCAGGCTGCAGTAGCCTATTTTTTGGATTGGGCTTCCCATTCTTCCAGCAACAGAGCTACAGACGAACTTGCCCGGAAATATGCGGTGAATGCTTCAGTTCTGAATACTTGTATCAAGCTTTATAACAGAAGCAACGATTACCGCAAACTGATGGGTGAAAAATATAACTGGGACATGATGGCCACTACCATCGAGACCTTACGCGAAGACTTTGGTCATGATCTTCCTGCCAGTACCCTGCGTTTCCGCAAGAAAGTGAACGAATACAAGCAGTACGGTTACGAATGTCTGATAACCGGAAAATTCGGCAACCAGAACAAACGGAAGGTAACTCACATGGACGAACGCCTGGTGATGAGTTTGAAA